TTCCTAACATAATTAACAATTTCTTGAGTTGCTGAACCTTCTAAATTTTTTAATAAATCTTGAGTATTAATTTCCATTACTTGCTCTCCTTAACTTTCTCTATGAAGGGAGTGCATAATTTTCTATCTGCACCACCAAGAGTGTTAAAATACTTTCTCGCTTCATCTATACCTTGTTCTTTATAAATATTCTCTATGCGTTCTAGTACATCACCCTCTGGTAAATCCTCTCCATAATATAAATGGAGAGAAATTCCTGTTAAAGAAATTGCTTTTGCTAGACATCTTTGCATAGCTGTATTTAATTCCATTGTGCTAGGATTCTTAATGGCTTGGTTTCTAAAATTAAGCACAGGTAATTGTGCTGTCATTGTCTTACCAAATGCTGTTAATGCACAAAACACCATCATACTGCCATCAGGTAATGTAAGTGGGTCTGCATAAGTCCATGTTGCTGATTCATCATGTTGCAGTAATATATCCACTCCCCAAGCCCAAGATAAATATGTAAATTGCCCCTTCTTTTCTGTGTGTTTTGATACATCAATCTTTCTTAAATCTTTATATTTACTCATTTGAAACTCCCAAATAGATTATTAATAACTTCTTGCTGATAGGCGAGTTTTTTCATCCCTTCCATTTCAATAAAGTCTTGTGCCATTTCTGCGTTGTTTTTATCTTCTTCAGATTGCTCTTGCTGAACTGCAAGAGATTGTTCGTTTGATTTACTCATGTGGTACTCCTTCTTCTTAAAGGTTAATTAATTTGTGTTACTTAATAATATTAGCAGTATCAATGCTTCTTGTCAAACCTTTTATTAACTTTATCCCAATCTTTAGTCTTAAACACTTGCCCATCCTTACTTGTAGCCTTATAATTTAATTCTCCAAAGGTCTTTTTAAGCTCCTTTATTAGGTCATTAATTGTCATGGTTGCTCCTTAAATCGTTGTGTTGTTTTATCAAACCAAAACCCAAAAGTTCCTTCAAATGGGTGATTTCTTTGTTTCTGAACCATAAGATAACAAGTGCAAGGATTGTCCCCTACCTCTAATTCCTTTAACTGTATCTGCTGTTCTATATCTTTTCTTCTATGTAAGCATAAGATATTATCAGTTAAGTTTCTAATATGACTAGAACCTAAAATATGACTTGCATCAGGAATAACAGTATCATCTGCTAACTTTTTAGTATGTGCCACTAGAAAAATATGTATATTTAAATCTCTCGCAATTGTAGTGAGCTTATTAATAAACTTCTTTTGAGAAGCGTAATCATCTTCTGCAATGCTGTCTACCTTCATTAAACTATCCACAACAAAAACCTCACAATCAAGGACATATTTTCCATAACTAAAACTCGCCACTAAATCAGTTTCAGTAGTCGTACCTTGAGCATTAAATAACCATAGCTTATCTTTATATTTTTCGCAAAACTCTTCAATACCTTGCTCTGTTGGATTTTTTAACCCAGTCTGCTGAATCATTTTAGCTATCTGCAAGACTGGTTTCATCTCCATACTTGCCACTAAAACATTGGTATAATTCATCACATTTAATAACACTTGTGATAAAAAAGTTGTTTTACCACTACCACTACTTCCTGTTAAAATTGTAACCTCACCCTTTCTAACTAGAAAGTTATAATCAGAATCAGTTTTTTGAAATCCTAAAGAAAATCCAGAGCCTACTTCTTCCTTATAATATTTTTTAACATCTTCCAACAAAGTATCAGTAGACTTAACTTTAAAATCTGTTTCTTCCTCATAATAACCACCTTCTAATAAAGTTTCTCTTGTAATTGTTAATTGTTCCATCATCTCTTTAATGTTGGGTTTAATCATAAAACTCCTTTTATATCAGTAGTGTTATTTGAAATATCATTCCAACGCTCTTGGTTTAATATCGTTTCAGGTGAAGGGTTAAATCCCTCTCGCCATTCTTTAGTTCCTTTCATTTTAGTAGTCCATTGCATAATATCTTTACCGATACTATCCAAATTTTTATTACCCCACTTCTGCTCACAACCTTTCTTATTATTTTTTCTATTTACAGGCAAAGCAATCCACCACTTATCAAAGTATTCAGATTTTTTCTTAACAACATCTGCCTTTGCGTTAATTATTATATTTGGCTTCTTTACCTCTACATCTACATCTACATCTAGGCTTACATTTTTTTTATTTCTTGGCAAACTCTCGCTAACATCTTGGCAAACAAATGATGACAATTCTTCTAACTGCTTGTTTATAAAAGATTTTTCTCTTCTTAAACGAAAAGCTATTTCCTTTACATCAGGTAAGATACCATTATTTTCTGCTCCTAATAGCCATAATTCAATCAAAGTAGCCCTGTTAGAATCTGTTAAAATTTGATAATCATAATCTTCTAAAAGTCTTTTATAAACTTTTATCCATATAACATTTCTATCAGTTCGCATTTTTGGTTGATGTGTCCCCCAATTTTTTATTTTAAACATAATATAAACTCCTTATTTTTCCCAGTTTAAACATCATTATTTCAAACAGAATTATCTAAAATTTCTTTTATTTCATACTGCCTTAACTTTGGAATCTCTCCTGTTATAAACCACCTACTTACTGCTTGCCTACTAATGTTTAACTGCTCTGCTAGTGCTGATTGATTGTCAAACCTTTCTTTTACATATTCTATTGTAATTGTATTCATACTATTTCCATATATTGTTGATTGAGCCTCTATCCTATACGATAAACTTTTGTTGTCAAGAGGTTTGTGGTAATAATGCTGATAAGTTTTTTAAATTAGACATTTATAATAAAGAGAGCAATATAGATATATCAACAACAAAAAAGTAAATAAAGGAGAAATAAAAATGGCAAAATTAAAAATCAAAGTATTAAATAATAATCATCAAGCGTTATTAAATATGGCATTAAATGGCTTAATTAATAATGATAACTTTAAGCAATGCATTACTTACAAACAAGATATTAAAAATATCGAGGGCTTATTAACGTTTTTAGGTGATAGTAGTATTCAGCATCTTAAAATAGTTAATGGCAATTGTAATGTTAGAAAGTCTAACTACAATGGCAAACGATTTGATACTTAAAAAGATAGATAATTAATTAAAGGAGTAATAAAATGAGTTATACATGGAAATATAATCAAATTCAGTTATTACATAACGATTATTTAGAGCACCAAGAATCAATGGAAAGACGAGAGGAAGATAGACTAGAAGAGAAACAAGAAATTATAGAAACAGTATGTTTAAACAGAGAAGAAGAAGAGCAAGAAAAAATTACAAGATTGTCAAAAATAACATTTAAAAAAAATCCGTATAATTTGGATTTACAAATATTAATGCAATATGCAATCTACAAGGGAGAGTGAAGATGAAAATTATATATTGGAAAATTGTAATGGTATCTGAATCAGGAGAAACGATAGACGTTATTGATGTTCCTAATGATGTTGCCCAAGTGGTTGATGATTACATATCAGATGATATTGAAGGGAGTCAATAATGAATATAGTTACAGAAGATAAAGTGAGGCTTTGGTTTGGCGAAAGAGGATATCCTTTTAATGAAAAATCTAAATTAAGATTTAAAGCTATAGGACATTGGCTATTTATTCATGATTCTTTAGATGAATATGATGAAGTAGAATTGTATGCTACAAATAGCCTTTATGCTGAAGCGTATGATGGTTGGAAAAGAAAGGGATTTAGTTGGGCAAAAAATAACTTATTAAAACTAATACCAAAAGAGGGAGATGACTATGAGTAAAGGAATGAAGATGAAAACATTTAAGATTTATAGTAGTGAGACAGTTCTCTATGAGACTATCGTAGAGGCAAAAAATGAAGATGAGGCTTATTCTAAACTACACCTTGATGAATTAACTGATGAGGTCGATAGAATATATTGGCAGACTGATAATATAGAGGAGGTAGAGTGAAGATGGAAAAAGGAACTAATGAATATGTTGATGAGGAAGACGGCAGACCTTATCAAAAACCTGAACCTGACCCTGATAGACAACGAGAGGACGAATTTTATAGACAAGAAGATGAACAAAAGGAGAAACAGAAATGAAAAATAGAATAGAAAGATTTACAGAGGTAGTGTCAGAAATACATATTAAAAAATATACTCAAAAAGAATTTGCTAAAATTGTGAAAGAAATAGCTGATGAATTTTTTGAGCCTGAATCTATGGAAGATTTTATCCATGTTATAGATTACAAGAAAGAAAGAATAAAACCTATGGATAACCTTGATGTCTGCGACTTTGTAAACTCTGAAATGGCAATAAAAGAAAAGCGTTATTTGCTAGTCCCTAACGCAGATGTAGGTATTTCTATATTAGAAAAGAATGTTTGAAACGAAGACAAAAAAGGGGTAGCTAGACCATTG